CGGTGCGTCTGGCCGGCGATCTGTACGGATGCTTGCAGGGCAGAGGCGGATTCGATGCAGCGCGCGGCAATGTCGTGCGATGCGCTGGCGTGCAGCGCATCGGCGGCAGCTTTCAGCGCGGCGATGGCGTCGATGATCTTGTCAGGGCTGACTTGCATCATTCACCTCGCTTCTCAATGGCGCGCACCACTTGAGCGCATGTTTCGGCGTCAAACCAGCCGATATGGCATTCCTCGACGTTCTCGATTCCGAGTGCTCCAGCTAGCCAGCGATACGCTTCAGTTCGCGTCATGCGCTTGTCCTGCCAGAGCGGATTGAATGCCGCCTTCGCCTTCTTCCGCGCCTCTCGCGTAGGTGCGTCGGCAAGGGTGCCAAGGGGAATCGCCGTGAACGGGTGCATGCCAACATAGGCGCCGCAGCCGTCGCCGTCAGCGCCGTCGCATGCATACGCCCAGGGCCATTCGCCATAGGGGCGACCATAGATTGCTGAGTTGTTGACGATCTCGACCGGCTTTGCGCAGTACGGGCACTCCATCGGTGCCGGAAGCGGGTTTCGAACGCGCGCGATAGCCTTCCGCGATGGGTTCCACGGAGTTTTGATGCCACTGGATTGGTCGAACGCTTGTTGCATGGCGCTCATGATTCACCTCGCGCGCGGAGAGCTTCAATCGTGTCTTTCGTGAATTGGCTGCTAGATTCATATCCGAACCATTCAACTGCGTTGACGACGCCATACTTGCGAATGAAGTTCTCCCATTCGTCATTGGGGCAAAGAACCTTCACAGGCGGCAATGCACCAGGCCCACCGTCTTTGATCTCGCTCATGATTGGCCCTCTGCTTTGGCGATTGCGGCATACCCAACATCGGTCGCGTTATCGAGAGTCCGAATGAGGTCGTCGAACCTTGCGTCGTCGCGCAATACATCACGTAGGACTATGAGCGCTTCATGTGCGGCTGAATTAGTGGCCTTCAGAGCCTCAAGCAGTTCCGGCGCGGCGGCGATCAGGCGGGCGTTCGCCGCAAGCTCGATGGCAGCCGGCAACGCTTCGTCAATGCCAACCCGGATACCATCGGCATAAACACATGCAAAGGTGTGAGGCCGATGCCCTGCTCCCGGGAATGGGCCGATCTTGTGACAACTTCCAACGGAAGTCGGTACCGTCGCCAGAATCCACGGCCCCGGCGTATGCTTTATCTCGCTCATTGCTCGCCCCTTGCTTTAGCCAGAGCAGCGCGGGCACGCACGAAGCCGCCTTTGCCGCCGATCCACGGC